TCAGACAAAAACATTTTGGGCGAAACTGGCGGTAACCAGCCCGAACTGGCCGTGGTTGAAAAGCATTTACCACGACTTGAAACGGTTGGCTTGAATCAGCACAGTTTTGGGGAGGGGATTGCCCAGTGGGCTTTTTTGCATATGGGCATTGAACTAATGCCATGGCAAAAGCATGTGCTCAATGGTCAGTTGTCCCATGACGGTTTAGGCAATCTGCAGTTTCGTGAATCTCTGGTATCTACGGCTAGACAGCAGGGCAAGTCAATTGCGCTTCAGGCGCTTATTGGGGGCTGGTTGACTGACATAGCAATGCAACGTGGCAAGCCACAATCTGTGCTTTCGGTTGCCAACAAACTTGATAGGGCCGAAGCAATCTTTAGTGCTATTGCCCCAATACTTGTTGAAAAATTTGGGGGCAAGGCGGCCAATGCGATGGGCCGTAAGTCGATCAAAATGCCCGATGGTTCTACATGGGAAGTTAGAGCTGCAACCCCAAATTTGCACGGCGGTAGTCATGACCTGATCGTGGTCGACGAATGGTGGAACGTCAACGGGGTTGTGGACTTGGCACTAAGGCCCAGCCAAATTGCTAGGGCTAATCCTTTGCTGTCTATGTGGTCAACAGCTGGTGACGAAAGCAGTGTCGACATGGTGGCATATCGTGAAGCCGCTATTAGCGAGATTGACAACGGGACTACCGGCAACCTTTACTTTGCGGAATACTCAATGGCGCCAGGCAGTGACCCCCGACTAGAAACCAACTGGGTTATGGCAAACCCAGCGATGGGGCAAACCGTGACTATTGAGGCGTTACGGGCTGTCAGCAAAAAGGACAGTTTCTTACGGGCGCACTTGAACATGTGGGTGTCGGCCCGTGGTGCATGGCTTCAGCCTGGTGTTTGGGACAAACAGAAAACAAATATTGCTATGCCACCAGGTGGCGTGTTGGCTGTTGACACCGATTTAACAGATGGGCGTTATGTGGGCGTCAGGTCATCGGTGCTTGAATCCAAAGCGCATGTGTGTGTCGAATTTATGGTGGATACCGAAGATCAAATGTGGGAAGAAGTAGAACGGGTCATGGCAGACACGGCCACCAGTCTGGTCATTACGCCAGCCCTGCATTTGCATTTGCCGAAACATTTGGAACGTCGAAGTAGCGTTATTGGTTACGGCGAGTTACTCAAGTATTCGGGCCTGATTCAAAAGATGATTGTTGAAGGCAAGGTGCGGCACCGTGGCGAACTTGCTTTGGCTGAACATGTCAACCGTGCGGTGTTAACCAAAACGGGCGGTGGCGTTGTTCTCAGTTCGCAAAAGTCGCCAGGCCCAATAGAGCTGTGTCGGTGCATGGCGTGGGCGATTGCCGAAAGTTCACGGCCAAAGGTTGTTGGCAAACCCATGTTTGCTGTGTCTAGGACACCGTGAACCGTTGCCACGCTAATGTTTGTCTAGTCCCTGTCCTGCGTCGGGCAGGGCAGGGACACCCCCCGATAGGAAAACACCATGGGATTATTTACAAGTAACAAAGTAAACAAGGCGCAGATTTCGCCCCAGTCTGAACCAACCGTGCAAGCAGCTGCAGTTGGTGGTGCTTACTATTCGTCGCAAGTCGCAGGCCCAAACCTTATTGGTGACTGGTGGTCATACCAGGCAGGCGTCATGCGTAACCGTGCAATGTCCGTGGCCGCCATTAGTCGAAGCCGTGACCTGATGGCTTCAGTCCTGGCAAGCATGCAATTAAAAATGTGCACAGAACGGTGGAACGAAACCGAAGGCGAAATGGAAGAAGTGCCGTTGGCGCCCCGTTCCTGGCTTCGACAACTTGACCCCGAAATGCCAAACAACTTTTTGTTTCCGTGGATTTTTGACGATCTTTTCTTTTTCGGTCGTTGCTACCTCTACATCACCAGTCGCACCAAAGACGGTTACATGGCCAGCGCCACCCGTTTGCCGCAAGGTTCAATTACGACGCCCGACGCAAACCCACCAGTGTGGTTTGGTAAAAGCAAAGAAATCTATTTCAACGGTGGCGCCATTGACCCCAAAGATGTTGTGCAAATCTTTAGCCCAACACAAGGCATGATTTACATGTCAGAGCAAACCATTGCTACGTCACTAAAACTAGAAGAAGCCAGATATCGCAACAGCTCTAGTGCTATCCCTGCCGGTGTGCTTAAACAAACTGGCGGCGAGCCTTTGTCAGCAACTGAACTTGCCGCACTGGCCGAAGCGTTCAACCAGGCACGTGCAACCAATCAGACAGCTGCACTAAACGAATTTTTGACATACACAGAAACCAACGCAACACCTGACAAAATGTTGTTGATTGACGCCGCCAATTACCAAAGTCGTGAAATCGCTAACTTGTGCAATGTACCCCCGTATTTATTGGGTATTTCAACAGGGTCTTACGCCTACACAAACAGTGCTGGCGCCAAATCAGACTTGTGGACTTTCGGCCTGTCAATGTACGCCGAAGCAATCGTGGCCGCCTTGTCACAACAGTTGCCCCGTGGCACCTATGTTAAATGGGATACCGACAAGTTTTTAGAAACAGAAAAAGAAGAGTACGCAGTCATGGAACCAATGACTGAAGAAACAGAACCACAAGAAAACACACAGGAAGATTTGGCATGATTCGATTTACTTCAAACACATTTGCTTTAGAAGCTGCAGGCCCAGACGGTGAAGAACGCCGAACAATCACTGGCATTGCGGTTCCCTACAACACTTTCGCAACCGTAAGCGATGGCACCACCGTGCAATTTGCACCAGGCAGTTTGCCTGTTGACGGTAAGGCCCCACGCCTGTACATGTACCACGATTCCACCCAGCCTGTCGGTTTGGTGGCCGAACGTGTAGATAGCCCTGAAGCCATGTATTTCACAGCCAAAGTTTCGTCAACCCGTGCCGGTGACGAGGCTTTAGTGCTCGCAGCTGACGGTGTAATTGACAGCGTTTCAGTTGGTGTCAACCCCACAGAATTTAAGTACGACGATGAAGGCAACATGACCATCTTGGCTGCCGAATGGATAGAGCTTTCCCTTGTCCCCACGCCTGCTTTTGCTGGTGCTACGATCAGTCAAGTAGCGGCGGAAGCGCCACAAGTCGAAACACCAAAGGAAGAACCCAAAATGGAAACCAGCCCAGCAGTTGTTGAAGAAACCGTAATTCCCACGGCACCAATTTTTGCCCAAGCAAAGCGTGAACCACGCCTGCCCAGCGCCTTTGAATTTATGGCCGCAATCCACAAGGGCGGTATCGAAGCCGCTAACGCCAATAAGGTTTGGGAAGAATACCGTGCCTTCCACAAGTCACCAATCGAAGCCGCCGCTGGCGATGTGGTGTCCAGCAATGTGGGTGGTATTGTCCCATTGCCGTTGTTGGGCCCCGTTTTTGCGGATATTAACTACATCTCGCCGCTGTTGACAGCCGTCGGGACAAGGGCTATGCCAGGCGGTGGAACAGGCTCTACCTTCATACGCCCGACTTGGACGACCCACCCGACTGTCACAGAACAAGCCGCACAGCTTGACGCAGTGTCAGCAACCACCAGCGTGATTGCCGCCAACACCGTCACCAAAAAGAGTTTTGCCGGTGCGACCACGTTGTCATATCAGACGGTGGACTTCACCGATCCTGCCGCTATGGCAGTCATCATGCAAGACCTTGCTGGCCAGTACTTGCGAGCAATTGACAATTTTGCTTGCGACAACCTTGTCACTGCAGCTTCTTCTGATGGTGTTTGGGACTTGTCCGTGGCCGACTTGTTGAAGTCAATCTACGATTGCGCAGTCACCACTGTTGCCGCCACCAACTTCTTGCCAACCCATATTGCTGTCGACCCAGCGACCTGGGGCTTGATGATGCAGTTGACCGACGACCAGAAACGACCGATTTTCGGTTACACGGGCGGCGGACTCAATGCGTTCAACGCAATCGGTAACGGTGGCATTAACGCTTTCCAAAACGCCAACCCACTTGGCTTGCAAATCGTGGTTGACAACAATTTCGCCGCAAAGACCATGGTCATTTTTAACTCAAATGCTTATGAAATTTACCGTCAAGATCGTGGCCTGCTTTCGGTTGAGAACCCCAGCACCATTTCACGCACCATGTCAATGTTTGGTTACGCCGCAACCTTTGCAGCTAACTCAAGCATGATTCGTAAAATCACCCAGGCTTAGTCGAAAGGCGGTTAGCCGCCGATGGCTGTTTACTCTGTTATCTTCCACCAGCGTTTGGACAATTACGCAGTTGTTCAAACGCTGACGGAACCCGAACTGGGTTTGGGTCAATCGTTCACCCTTGCAAGTTTAGGTCACGGCCTGAACGGCACACACACGGTTTACGACTTGCCTCCATACTTGTTTACTGGTGTTACCAGTAGCGGTGATCTTACATTTGATTATGCAATACCTGTTGAAAATCAAGTGTTGTTTTACGATGAAGGCGACGACTTAATCCGTAGCGCCGCTATCCCACCTGGCACCCTGACCTACACAGAAACTTGCACGTGGATTACGGGCACACAGATTGGCACCTGGCTAGGTATTGCTTTGGCTGGTGTTGACGAAACGGCTTTCTTGACTCAGTGTGCTAACAGCGCCAACAACTTCATTTTTCGTAGACGTCAAGAGTCGGGGTACACCGACCAATTGACTGTCGTTCCTAGTGCAGATGTAGAGCTGGCGACCATAATGATGGGTGGCTCGATTTACAGACAGCGCGGTGCTATCGACCAGTTTTCTAGTTTTTCAGATATGGGCGTAGCCACCGTGTCGGGCCTGTCGCCGTTAATCAAACAGTTAGCCGGTATCCCACGGCCTGCGGTTGCGTAATGACTGTTTACACCGACCTGTTCAATGAGGCCATAGACGACCTAGCGGCAACGCTGGCAACCATCACTGGCATGCGTGTTGTCTTTGACCCTGAGAAGATCAACCCACCGTGCGTGTTTATTGACGCACCCAGTTTTGACGCCTTTAACTACAACATCGTCACCATGAATTTTTCGGTAAAAGTGGTAACACTAGGGCCAGGCAATTTGGACGGCTTACGCAACGTTTTAAGCATGTGTGCGAAGGTTCTAGCAAAGAATGTTGCAGTGAAGTCTGGGCGCCCTGGCTATGTGCCAATTGGTGGCCAGACTTTTGCCGCTTATGACTTATCCATTGACATGCAAGCACAGACAGGTTGACCCATGAAGTACACAATCGTTAGCGACAAAGTTGGCACCGTAGGCGCAGAATTTGTGCCTGGTGCTGGCACCAACATTGAAGCGTTACTGTTGCACGGTTTCATCAAATCTGATGAAGTGCCTAGCGACAGCCCAGCCCCCAAATCTGCTAAAAATAAAGCACAACGGAAAAAGGACTAAGCCATGCCCACATCGACATACCTTTCAAACCCAGGCGTACAGGTCAACTCAATTTCATTGACCGACCAATGCACTAGCGCCACTGTCACCAACACCGCCGAAGCTTTAGAATCAACCGCCTTTGGTGGCACCAGCCGTGTGTACGTTGCTGGTCTTTTTAATCAGGAAATCACTATGGACTTGTACATGTCCTATGCGGCCAGCGAAACCTACGCAACTCTTGCAGCTCTTGTTGGTACTACTACCACCGTAAAAGTTTCCAACACCGTCGCAGGCTTAACTGCCCCCAGCCCAACCGAACCATGTTTCACATTGACAGGTTGCTACCTTGAAGCGTTGCCAGTCATTAACGCAACCATGGGCGAACTTAGCACCATTTCAATTACCTTTAAGGGTGGCGTTTTAACTACCGCCGTAGCCTGATCTTACAACCACAACAGCAAAGGCCCGACATGCAATTAACACTTAGAGTCGATCAGGGCGAAGGCCCTATCGAAGTAAGCACCAACCTTTTCACTATCGTTTCGTGGGAACGCAAATTCAAACGTAAAGCCAGCGACATGGCTAGCGGAATCGGCATTGAGGATTTGGCGTATCTAGCCCACCAGGCATGTCAACAACACGGCGTTGTCGTGCCGGTGGTGTTAGATGACTTCATCAAGAAACTGGTGGTGCTTGAAGTAGTCAGTGACGAACCTGACCGCCCTACCGTGCCAGTACCTACCGATTCGCTTTAGCACAACTGCTTGCGGCGACAGGGTACTGGCCACCTGAAGTAGAGTTTGACATTAACGACCTGACAACGGTTATTAAGGTCATCAACGAAAGCAGAAAATGACATGACAGGCTTGACAACTTCAATTCAGGTTGATGGTGTCAAGGAAGCCATTCGACACTTAAACCAGTGTGAGCCTGGCTACAAAAAACTGTTTACTGCCAATGTTAAAGAAATTGGTAAACCCGTTACTGACGCCATGAAAAGCCAGTACGACAACTCACGGTTTCCTAGTGGCACTTTGCGCAACTGGTCACAGAACGGTAGGGCATTGTTCCCGTTAGACGCTTCTAAAGCCAAACGTGGCGTGGGTGTCCGTGTCAACACTGGGCGCCGTGGTGCAGCTCTAAGCATTTACCAAAAGAACCCAGGCGCCGCAATCTTTGACATTGCAGGCCGTGCCAACACTAACGCTTTAGGTATGGCGTTTGATACCAAATTTGGGCGTAGTGCAAGCCGTGTTATCTGGCCTGAATTTGAAATGAAGCAAGCACAGTTTGTGGCCGAAATTGAAAAGGTAGTCAACGAACTAATGCTGGAAACAAACAAGAATTTGGCGGTTGTCTGATGGCTATTTCAATTCCCGTAATTAGTGACTTCGACTCAAAAGGCATTGACAAAGCCATTAGGGAATTTCAAAAGTTAGAAACGACAGGCGAAAAAGCCCAGTTTGCGATCAAGAAAGCCGCACTACCAGCCGCCGCCGCCATTGCTGGTTTGGGCATTGTTGCTGTAGACGCCGTTAAAGCGTTCATGGAAGATGAC